TTAATTCAGTTTTGAAACATAAATTTCGTAATGCGGATTTGTATCTTTATTTGAAATCACTTCATCTATTACGTATTTTTCAACAATTCCATCGGGCAATGAATGGTGAAGAAAATCTCCCTCTTCAACTGGTATTTTTATGTCTTTACTAGTAATCATTATTGACTGAACGATACAATATTTTAAAACCAACTCCTCTCCTGTAGCATTTTTTATTAATTTTAAATCTATTCTATTCATCACTTTAGGTCTCCTTTAAGTGATTAACTTATTCTAGATAAATCATTATGATTATTAGCATTTTGACATTAGGCTGTAAAGAACAACTCCTTTCACTCTGAACAGATATTGTTTCATTTTGTTTATTAAATTTTACTATTCGGTCTAATTATAGGAATACTAGTTTCAAAGCATAATTTTGCCTTATATCTAGAACGACTGGTTTTTTTGATGATTTATTTATGTGACTTTTACTCAGTGTTCACTTCAAAGTATGCTTTGTGTTTTTGTAGCCCTCCTCTTACAAATCCAATTTATTTACTCATAACGTCGGACTTTCAATGATGCTCATGATTTGATCAGTAAATTTCAGAACGGTTAGTCACGGCATACTTTGTTTTATTCGACATTGCATTCACCATTAGCCTTACGTAATGCGATTCGATGCAGCTCAGCTTCGCGTTGATCAGCTTTGCTCTTGTAGTACCACGTGACAAAGAAACTAAAAATGCTGACCAATAAGCCGCCTAAACCAATAACAACACCCAACAGCGTCATCGGATCTAAACCAGAAGCCCAGCCTAAAAATGAAACTCCCCCACCTGCTAGAGTAGTTTTTGAAGAAGCACTTGTAACTGCTGCACTTGCTTCAATTGCTGTTTGTACATGATCTGCCATGCTTCCCCCCTTTTTTGGGTATTAAAAAACCCTGATCTAATTAAAGATCAGGGTTTATAGGGTTTTATTGTATAACTTCAGATTAAAGACAACAATTTAATGTTGCTATTTGCGTTCACTGCACTAAAATTCTAAAAAATTAACTTTGCTAGTCAGATATGCTTTTAAAAATCATTTCAATATTGTTACAACCATTCCTATCTGCTTGTTCTTCCACAAGCATCACCTCATCGACAAAGGTTAGCTTCAATGCTAAAAATTGATTCTGATTTAATAATTTTCAACATATCCAATGCAGAAAACAGCATAAATATTAATTTTGAAAAATTTAAGCAAGAAGATAGTAAATGAATCCACTACAAATAAAAACTCAAAATATCTTTGGGTGTATGTTAACCATTCAATTTTTTCTATATTTCTTTTATTTAAAAACTGATTTTTATATATTTTTAGGCTTGTATTTTGCAATGTCTATCCCATTATCTTTAAGCTTTACAGGTCAAAGATTCAACGTTAAAGCTGTTTTTCTGGTTATATTAACAATATTACTATTCTCTTTATTTAGTATTTCATCAAAAGAATACCCAACAATCGTTGGATTTTACAATATGCTTTATGGAGTTAGTGCATTTATATCAGCTTATGCGTTATATCGAATAAATAACCCTATAAAATATATTAAATTTGTATTTTGGACTTACACTATATTTATCGTTTATCACTTTGTAGTTCTAGGATTTTCAGATACTGATGCCTATAATAAAATTCTAGCTAATTCTAGTCGAAATTACCTCAGTGCAATCTTCATTTTAGTAATGGTTTTACTTGCCCTAACCTATGAAAAGGAGAAAGAAAATATTCCATTGATATATCCTGCTATAACGTTTTTATGTTGTGTTGGATTATTTGGTCGAAGTGGTATCGCTCTTTCTGCGCTTTTTCTCTTTTTCTGCTTATTCAAACAAAAAAATTATAAACTAATGTTTGCCAGTTTTATTATAATATTTTTGGCAATTATTTTAAATCTAAATACAATTGAAATTTTATTATCAGAAAAAACCAACTTTACAAATGGATTAAGTTCAGAAAGGACTATTTTTATTCATGAGTATTTAAATCATATTACCTATAATTTGACAGACTTATTTTTTGGCAGAAAACTTCAAGATTGTTGTGAATGGATTATTCTTTTTGGAAATCCGCACAACTCTTTTATTATGGGCCACTTGAGATATGGAATTATCCATACTATATTTTCATTATGTATTTTATTGTTCATAATTTTTTCAAGAAATATTAATCTTACAATTTTTGGTATTGTAATTCTGAGCCGTTTTTCTGTAGATCAACTAGGTTTATTTACTCCATTCGATCTCGTACTATATTATTTAATGTTTCTAATTTATGAATACAAATATAAAAGACAAAAATACTCCCTCACTTGAGGGGGTATTTTTTTAATTTCTTTCCGAATTTATATAAATATATTGAAAAGAACAAAAGAAACATTACGATCGTAAAAGTCCAACTGCCACTTAAAAGTCCATACAAATATATGAAATAATTGGCACTTTCTGATAGTCCAAGCATTGCGAAAAGTAGTGCTGCTATGATTGTTAATCCGAGTTGGTTAAAAAACCATTCAAATTAATTTCAAAATTTCTTTTAAAAATTTTTAGCCTTATGAATAGCTCGATTGAAAACAATGGGGCTATTAAATACTATTCGGCTACAACAGACCAGCATTTAGTAAATGCGGAATTATTGGGATTAAATTTCCCATCTGAGGATTAATAAACTGAATGCCTCCTCCATCACCGTTTACCAGATAGATCTGTTTGTCAGTCGCTATTTTAATATTTTTGAAAATCACATTGCTAAATGAGATCAGCGGTTTTTTAATTAGTCCTAGGAGCGCCGTATCATTAGTCGTGACGTATATTGAAAAGTTATCAAAAATTACGTTATAGAACCCTGTAGCGACCATATCTTCGAAATTAAAAACGTGGGCACCTTTTAGGACTTTGACAGCCCATTGGAATAGCCGGACTGCCTGAGCAGCGCCCAAACTTAAAAACACCTCCATCTAAACCACAATTATCAGCAACGAAACTATTTAATGTTGAGTAATCATATGGGATTGATGGAGCTGATAATACCCTCGCGCTTGTTGCTTGATAGCTAATCATATATGAACCTGTGCATTGAACAGCGTAAAGGTTACTATTGTTTATTGAAGTTTCGTATTGGCTAAATAGGTCATGGAACATCCTTACTCTCAGCGTTCTTCGTATATTCCAGATGAATAGATCCGAAAAAAAATGCTTTTTGCGGATCACAAGAATCTCACCATGAAGCATAGCAGTTTCGATGGCAAACAAGAAAGACCAAGCAACGTGCTGGCTGCTAATTTTTGGCTTCTGCCCAATCTCATATTTTAATTCAGCGGTATTTTTTCAATTTCTGACTGATGAATACATCTATTACGTGACTTCGGTTTGCTGAGTAACGCTTTCCATTGAACATTAATTCAATTCGATAAGCATCACCTCTTTTTCTTGGTTTTGGTATTTTCATCTTGTCGCAGATTTGTCGTAAATATTGCCATTTTCTGCCAGTTTTGCCAACTTTCCCAAGTTTAAACTGCGACAATTCCCCATTAAAAAAGGCTTATAAGCTACTGTTTTCGCTTATAAACCTTTAATAAATATTTGGTAGGCATATCCAGACTCGAACTGGAGACCTCTACGATGTCAATATCAAGCTATGACCTGATATAAGCTATTGGAATATAACAATTTCACAGGTTATTTTTGAGCTTTTTTTAGTCAAAAACTTACCCAACTAGACCCAATAAAATCAATGATTTAGAGCATCATTTCTCTACAACTTTTTAAGCCTTTTCCCTGAAATGCTTAATAGCAAATTTATCTTATATATCGCTTTGGCAGAGCCATAACTGAGCAATAAAAAACCGCCCTTTCAGGCGGTCATTTTCACTTGATTAGGCTGTACCTTTGATACGGTGAAGTCGCTAATTCGAACATGTGTTTATAGTCATAGTTAGGCAGTTCTACACCATACTTCTTGCACAGATCCGATATGGCATAGGTCATATAGAACATATTGTCATGCAGCATAGACACCAGTAGCGGATTCAGTTTTGCAAGTGTCGGGCTATGGGTATTCCACCATGCCTGAAATAGTTTGGCTTGCCCGCAGAGTATTTCTATAGATTGGTTTTCATCTATATGAATATCCCCTTTGGCTTTAATCTGCATGGTTTCTAGATAATCTACAGCGTCTTGAAAATGCATGGCCAAGAGTTCGCTATAACGTGGGATGCGAAAGTGCTTGTTATGTCTGGCCCAGAGTTCTGTGCGTTTCTTTGTGCTGCCCTCACAACGTCGGTCGACAATTTCCTTAAGTCTGGCTTGTTGCTCTGCGTTGATTTTCACTCGTGTGTCGATTTGTTGCTGAAGAACTTCTTTTTCTAGTACGTCGAGTACCCATTTACGGAATTCTTTGGCGACTGGTGTGCGGGCAAAGAATGTAATGAGATGGCAACCGCGTAATGAAAAAACCCGTACCGTCAAATTGACGGTCTGAGGATTAGCGACAACTTTTGTCATATCAGAAGTAAATTCATCTGACTTACGATCATAGATACGTGACACTGAATCTTCACGTGCATATCCTAAAGCACGTGCAAGTTCAGATGATGTAATCCAAATTTGATCATCATTTCGCTGGATTGGGTGAAATTGTATTGCATTAAATGTTAAAGTATTCATATCAATTCTTCTCAAAAAGATTGGTAACTCGCCCCGTGTTCCGCCAAGAATGTTCGGGGCGTTTTTATTCAAACTTAAATGACATGATTATCTTGTCATTGAGTTCAGTATTCCATAGTGTTATTATCATGTCAAATACATTTATGAGCACAGAAAATGGTGGAAAATAAAACAGGACGAGCTGTTTCCCAAGATGATTGGAAGCGTACACAAGTTCGTATGCCTCAAGAACAATATGAGGAATTAATGAGCTATGCTGAAAAAAATAACCTATCTTTAAATACAGCTATGCTTGAGCTAATGGACTTAGGTTTAAAATCTAAAAATGAGGGAAAATCTGGTCGTTCTATTTATTTTAATGATTTAAATTGTGTTGAAGACACTCGAAAAGTCCCTCTTGCAAAGCAACAAGAGGAAGTGACAGCCATGATTTCTGATTTATTTTATCGCCATTCACAATATCAGCTCATCAATATTGAAACTTTGAATGAAGGGAAAAAGATTCGCTACTGGTACTCTATTCCTAGACGTGAAAGTTTTAGGGATTAAAAAAGCACCGTGAGGTGCTTATTTATAAGACTTTAGCTCATGATGTTCAATAATATTATCAATTATTGCTTGAAATATAATTTGTCTTAATGAGGAATCATTATAACAATTATTCTTAAAAAAAAGACTGTGATGTGGAAAACTATCAACAATTATTTCAAGATAATTACTTTCTAAATTTACATCTTCTACAGCTTGTTGTAAATCAACTTCAAGCATAGAGCTTGATTTACTACATGTATAATTACCTTTTTCAAACTCAGATATTATATTGGGTACTTTATGCTCCCTTGATATCTCAGTAGGATTATTAGAGCGATACGAGCTTTGCATTGAAGTTAATTCACTGTCTTTAAGCTTAAAAGCATCAATATATCGCGGAGCTGTTTTTGCACAAGTATTATTAATATGTCGCCAGAGCGGATAATTTATTACAGTCACGACTAACTCTTATTAAAAAATTTTAAATAACTCATCTATTCTATAAAAAGAATTTTGATCTTTCATAATCAAATACCCATTCATCCTAGTTAGTCCTTTCTTCCTATCAACTATATTAAAATTTATTCTTTTTTCACCACTAAAAGATATAGTTAGTGATTTATTATGTATCTTACTTTGTTCTTTATAATAAAGAATACATTTCCCATCTACAGGATCAATAAAAAATTCACTTTTTTGTATTTCTTGAGAATTTAAGAACATTAAGCATTGAATTAAAGAATTATGATTTACCTCATTATCCTTTATTAACTGAGAAATATTATCTAGCTGTTTTTTAATTTCTTTACTACTAATTTTATTTTTCAGCTTGAATAGTAATTCATTTATAGTTTCAGTACAGATCATACTCTCATTCAAAACATTACTATAAATTTTCCAAGATAGAGCACTATTAATTCCTAGCATTTCTTTTATTTCAATAAAAAAATTTTTCTTATTATCATTAATCAATCTATCGTTAATTATTTTTTCTCTTTCAAATGCATTAGTATTAGCATAATTTTTTGTGCTAATAGTATTAGTATAATTTTTAAAACTATTAGTATTAGTGTAAGCTATAAAATCATTTTCTTTACCCATTTCCATTTTAAAATAAGACATTTTCACTCTCTCTCACAATTTATATTTTGGCTTTGGAAATGCTCTTCAATTGCCTGTTTTAAAGTTAATGCAACATCATTAGGTAGTACATGTGAGGAAATTAGAGCATTTTCATCATGATTATTAATACCATCGAGAAAATTTACTATTAAAAAATCTTCAGCACCTTTTACGGTTAGGCCAGTAACCAAAACAGGAGGAGAAACAGTAGTATTACGTCTATATAGTGGCGGTTTTTGCTTTTTTAAATGCGTTGGTATTTTTGCCATAATTACATCTCTATATACCTAATTTTGTTAGGCAACAATAACCTAAACTTCTTTAAAAATCAAACTTTAGGTTTTATTTCCTATATTAAGCCTTTTCAATAACTTAAAAAAGCGCCCTTAGGCGCTTTCTTCTACAACTCTTAAAACTCTAGGTTTTCTTGGAATTTCCATTCCAACCAAATTTTGAAGAAAACCAACATTCACATCCAAAGCTTTAGCTATATCTTCTGCAAAAATTTTCTTTTTTGTGAGCATAGCAAAGCAGGCTTGGAGGAGTTCAGGCTTTTCCTTAGGAATTAAATGATCTTCTTTTTCAGTAATGGATTCACTATTTTTTCTCAAAGCAATTACACCACTGGTGTATTGTTCTTGAGTCAATAAACCTAAAGACTTCGCTCTATATAGAATCGCAGCCTTACTTACCTTCCAAGTTTGTTTAAACTCACTCAATTTAGACCAGTTGTAACGACCGCCTCTAAACCATGTAGGAAAATGAGTTCGCATCATTGTTTGAGGAATCAATAGTGCAGATGCAAACTGATTTGCCTCAGACTCAGTGATACGATCACCAGTCACCATGCCATCGTGAAGTACTAAATGGCCAAGCTCGTGAGCAAGGTCAAAACGCTGACGGCATTCACTTTCTTTTGCTTCATTACGAACAAATATTGGACGTGCCGTTGCCAAAGAAAGCGCATCCACTTCACTTGATAATGAGCGGAAAGTTGTAACAACTACACCATGTGACTCACATAGGCGAATCATATTACTAATTGGACCTAAACCAAGCCCCCAATCAGCACGGCATTGCTCAGCTATAGCTTCTATAGAGCTAGAACGATCAGAGCCTTGAATATCATATTTAGGCAATCTAAGTTTAGAATCCAGATATTCAGTCAAACGCCTAATGTATTCTCCACGTGCAATCACAACTTGTTTTGTTGCAACCTTTGTAGATCTCAAACTTCTAAAGTGGATTTGGTCTTCCTGCAATACAGGTTTTACATGAGTAAATAACTCTTCAGGAACATTAAAGTAAGTGGCAGCTTGTTGAATAAATTGAGGACTTGGTATGGTCTGACCTGTCTCAACTTTGTGAACATACTGCCGTGTGCACTCAAGGTGCTGACCTAACTCTTCCAAAGACAGTTGATTAAACTGTCTCAGAAGCTTTAGTTCTAATCCATTAAAAGGCGTGTTCATAATGACATTGCTTGTTACTACTATTTAAATTTGGTATCCAAATCTTCATCTTGAAGATCGTCTTCATCAGGATCTCCAATCAATGGAGCATCTAAATGAATAGACTCAGGAGTAATTGGATCTACTAAATGTAACTTATTACCATCTAGATTGTCATTAGATCCCCAATAAGCTACAGGCACAGTGGCTAGATTAAAGCCTACAAATTCAACAAAAGCCTCTTCTTCTTCTGACTTAGGTTCATTCAAGATGAACTTCCAAATGACAGGTTGATTATCATCTACCTGAAATAGGTCATAATTCGTTGGCGTATATTTTCTTAATTTTAATGATTTAGGATCTGTAAAGTCACCTTTACAGAAGCCTATCTGAGCATAACCAATTTGAAAAACGAATCTAAACGTCCCATCTTTTAAATGAACGTCTACAGGACAGTCCTGTGATGCGATTAATTTTTTAAATTGTTCATACGTACGACCAAATATTGCTGTACCGCGAGTATAGTTATTATCATTTTCACTATTTAAAATTTCGTGAACATCATAATAAATTTCAAGCATTGGTGTAGCGAAGTATTCGAGCACTTCATTGGTTAACTGGGGTTCGAATACGGAGGGAGGGTGTAACTTTGTTTCTTTCATTAAAATTAGTCCAAAATAAATTTGAGATGTGGGTTAAAATCAAAATAGGACTAATTAATTATTTTGTCAACCAAATTTTAGGACTAAAACTTAGATTTGTCAACTAAACGCTTATTCATACGACTTTCTAACTAGATTCATTGAGCAAACAAGCTGAGAGTTGTTAGACTTCGGCTAATGTTTTGACTTTAAAATAATTTATGAAATTTTTACTTATTTTAGTTTTTGGGTTCACTTCCATCCAAGTTTATGCAAAAAAATGCGCTGACTTTTCTACTCAGCAGCAAGCACAGAAATGGTATGAACAACGTAAAAACTCAGGACAAACAGGCTGGAAAAGTTTAGACCGCCACGGTGATGGTCAAGCATGTGACTGCTTGCCAGGTGGAAGTGGTAAGAAGTGCCCGAAAAAGAAAAGATAAAGCGCCTCACGGCGCTCTACTTATGCAAAATCCTGAACCAGTTTCTTTATAACTGGTCGCTGACGCTGACTCGCATTCCATAAGTCATGTTGCATCTGTAAATTCAACCAAAACTCTGGAGAAGTTTCCAAAGCTTCACTTAAACGAATTGCCATATCTGCTGAAATACCTGTATGACCATTCAAAATACGAGAAAGATTTGCACGAGTAACGCCTAGTGCTTGAGCTGCCTCCGTCACAGGAGTTTCACCAATGTATTCCCGTAACATTTCACCAGGATGTGGTGCATTGAACATCATATTCATTTTAGTACTCCTGCGCTGAAAGGCTTAGTGATAGTCCAGATAATCCACAATGTAGACATCACCATCTTCAAATTTAAAAATTACCCGCCAATTACCATTTACAGTTAGTGACCATTGATCTTGTAGATTTCCACTCAATTTGTGCAAACGCCAATTTGGTGGAGTTCTTAAATCATTCACTGTGGAAGCAGCATGTAATGCCGCAAGGATTAAACGTAATTTGGCAGAATGCGCTGCTTGAATACCTGCTGTTGTACCAGTTTGGAAAAAAGCCTGAAGACCTTTATGTTTAAAACTCTTAATCAAGCTTTAGCATCCATTCGTATAGCGTATATATACAATATACAGTAATAGAAAAATTATTCAATCTCTTTTACAGCCTCTATCCCACAGCTATACCCAAGTGACTTATCAATCGAATGAGTCACTTGCTCAATGATCCAGTTCCCGTTTATGCCCTCTCGTACTTCACTGATCTCCAAAGGCATTTCAGCAGAAAGTAATGGATTACCTGGTAATGTCAGACTTAATGTTTCCTCTCCACGTTTGGCGGTATCTAAAGCTGACTGAGCCGCAACTTGTGCACTTTTGGCATCGGCATAACCATGTTTTAAACGGCGTATAGGTTCACCCTCACCCACTTTTACTTCATGCCGTTTGGCATTCTTACGCTCATTCCAGTAGGCAATTACAGTGCCCGCACTATCTTTAGAAATTTGCGTCATACGCCAACTGCTTAAGTCCCAACGGGTTAGACTGATAGATGCTAAACCGCTTTCCCCACGTTTTAAAAAAAGTAATTTCCCACCCGCAGCTTTACAAATCACATCGTAACGTTTGGCGACTCGTAGTAAAAAGTTAATGTCCGACTCATCCGACTGATCGAGGTGCGGTAGTTTTACCGCCTTCAAACTATCGCTTACTTTGGATGCTAAGCCATGTTCATTGGCAATTTTTTTAACCACATCATCAATCGTGGTTTCTTTTGCCCATGATCGGGTTTTCTGCGACATAATGGAGGTCTTTCCATCTTTACTTTCAGTTTGGATACTTGCTCGGGCACGTATTGTCATTCGCTCTGGCGGTCCTTCAAGCTCAATCTCATCCACAATGAAAACACCCATTTTGATCAGGTCGGCATCGTAGCCCATATAAACATCAAGCACCGCGCCTTTGGGTGGTAAGGTAATGGGTTGCTTAGGATCATCTGCCAAAATAATTTCACATAGATCCGACTCATATCCAGTCTTATCTGTCACTTTCATAGACAACAAGAAATTAATAAGCACGGCGGTAATATCAGCACCATTTGCCACAACGCGAAAGCAAGGTTTTAATCCCATAATTTCACCTGCTTGTTAGAAATGACCGTAGACTGCTCTTGTTCAGGTAAAGTAATGAGTAAGCCTTCAGGCAACACAGCACCATAGTCTGCCAAGCCAATATTGATCTCCAAGATTGATTCCACAATACGGTTATTGGTATTGCCATAATACTGATAGGCAATCTGATCTAACACATCACCCTCTTTGGTTTGATACTGTGCCATGTTTAAAATCCTAGTGAGTTTTTAACTTTAGCAACCAATCCAAGTAACGATGCACTATTGGATTCCTTCCGCAGAGTAATCGTAAATTCCTGACGGCGCGGTACGCCAAATGCTGCAAATTTGGTCTGTCCTTCATCTATCTGCGTAATACACCAGTAGCCTTCTATACGGCCTGTACCCGTAGTCAATAACAATGGTTCACCCTTTGCAGCTAAAGCACGTAAGCTATGCAATTGCCCCGTACCACCTTTAAATTCTGGAAATACGATACCTGTTAATGTCTGTGTATCTTCACCTGGTCCTAAATATTGAAGATTGTCCCACCCGCCAAAAACTTCTTGAGCACCCCACTTATATTGAGTGCTTCGATTCAGCTCTTGATAGGCTGCGGTGTATATGCCGAACTTAAAGGTGCCTAATCGCATCATGGTTAGGAATGAACCGTAGATTTGACCATCCATTATTGACTGTACCCCCAATCTAAATTACTGCTGCGTTGGATCACTGCATTAACTCGGTTAATTTTTTGAGCAACCAAGTCCGCAAGTTGATTCACATCTTGCCCAGGTGCTGCATTAATCGTGAATGAATTAGTAATATTTTGCTGTGGTGCTACACGTTGAGCAGGTGCACGGGCAATTGTTGGAGGCACATGTGTAGGTCTTGCAACAGTTGGTGGGGATGATTGTGGCTCTGGTTTATTCAACCTAGTCTCACCAATTTGTGGAGTTGAAGGATTTCTCAACAACATATCACCAATTTTTTGTAAAGATGCTCGAGCAAATGATGGAGGTTCAGATCTTACAATTGCTGCTGCAGGTGGCTTTACACTTGGTGCTGTTGGTCGTTTTTCAAAAGTATCTAATACTTTGCCAAACTCTTGCTTCAATGCAGGCGTGCGACTTTGCATACCAACACCAATCCCATCAACAATAAACCCACCTAAGCCTGCCATTACACGTGATGGTGAATGAATATCCATTTTCTTAGTCATGAATGATGGCATGTAGTCATTGATGCTTTTCCAAACACTTTTTAATCGTTCAAAGCCAGTTAAAATCCCTGAAATCAAACCATCAATAATATTTTTGCCAATCGACATAAAGCTACTTGCAAGCCCAGATAGAAACAGCTTAATTGCGTCAAAATTCTGGATGATGTAACCAAGCGGTGTAATCTTTAAGAAAATAGTGCAAAGCCCCGACCACGCAGTAGAAACAATATTTTTAATTACTCCCCATGCACTCGACATGAATGTGCTGATAGCGGTCATTCCTGCATTAATCACACCTAATACAGTGCTAAAGGCTGATTGAATAAATGATGAAATAGAAGTCCACACGGAACTGACAACGCTATAAACTGTATTAAATCCAATCGTAAAACAGGTTTTAATAGCATTTACGCCTGTCATAAAATAGCCAGAGATGGTTACCCATATTTGACCAAAGAAAGCTGTAATACTTGACCAATTTGCAATAATGATTCGAGGAATACCAATAAATGGCAAAAGCACATTTAATAGTGGGTTGTCGGCAAATATGGTATCTACGCTTTTAATGATGTCTTTGACATAAGTTACACCTGTATTGAATACACCTTTTACACTCTCCCATGCTCCAGATAACGTGGATTTAATACCATCCCAAGCCGAACCAATAGTTGACGTTACCCCGCTCCATAAATCTGAAAAGAATGCTTTTATCGGTTCCCAATTTTTATAAATTAAATATGCAGCACCCGCTACAACCGCAACTACTGCCGTAATTGCTAATACCATTGGATTGGCAAGCATCGCTTTACCAACAATCCCCAATACCGTACCAATCATTTTTATCGGGGCAATCATTTTCGTTAGCATAGTAATAGCCACACCAGAACTACTACCCAAAACAGAAAAACTGCTTATAGCCAATGCAACAGGTCCAATAACTGTAGTTACACCAATTGCTAGTGCGGAAACTCCGCCTGCTACTGCTATTGCGCCTACGGCTACTTTGGTCAAGGTGGATGCTAAAGCAGGATTCGCTTGTGCCCACGCTGTTACCGACCCAATAACTGTGGACATTTTCTCAGCCATTGATGATACGACTGGCAATAATGCTGTACCAATCGTAATCCCTAAACCTGTTGCGTTATTTTTAAGAAGTTGAAGTTTATTTGCGGTTGTATCTGCTCTTGCTTCATATTCCTTTTGCATCGAGCTATCCCAAGCCTTTTTATTTGCTTGCGATACACTGTTTAGGTTTTTCTCTAATGCCTCCATGTTGGTTAGCAACGGCGCAATAGCACCCAATGATTCCGATCCAAATAAATCTTTTAGAATGGCGGCCTGTTTGTATTTATCTAAGCTGGCAATTTGCTTAAGCACCATAAGTGTGGTGCCATTGGCATCTTTCTGCATATCCTTTGCGACTTTGCCATAATCCAAACCAAGTTCTTTATAGGCAGCAATTTGACCTTTTGTTGCAGACTCACCCGCAACCAAAGCAAGCATTGTATTTTTAATACCAGTTGCAGCAATTTCCTCAGAAACCCCCATGCCTCGCATAGTTGCACCGAGTGCTGCAATACTAGAAGATGCAAAACCACCTACTTCACCCAGTGGTCCAATTCGCTGCACAATTTCCATAATACCTTTGGCTGCAGCAGGCGTATTATTTCCTAAATGGTTAATCTGATCAGCAAGTGATGTGACCTGTTCTTGAGACATTTTAAAGGCTGTCCGCATTTCTGCCATTGCCTGACCAGATTCCGCAGCAGTAATATCAAATGCAACACCCATTTTCACAGCAGTTTCAGCAAACTTTGTTAATTCACCTGCAGCAATTCCAGACTGTGCACCAGATGCCACAATCGTAGCAATATCAGTAGCAGCCATCGGTAGAACCGTGGACATCTTAATAATTTCAGTGTTTAACGCTTTAAATTGAGAGTCTGTACCTGTAAATACCTTGTTTACATCAGCCATCGCACTTTCAAAATCAATTGCTAATTTAACGGGTACCACTGTTGCAGTGGCAGCGACTATCGACCCGCCTAATACTTTGGTTGCTCCGCCACGTACATTCTGGCGTAACTCTTCGACCTTATTTAGTCGTTCTTGTGCTTTGGTCAGTCGATTAATTTCATCTGTAACGGCGGAATACTTTGCGCGTAAGTTATCAACATTCTTGCCCATACCTCCGAAGGTTTGAATAGCATGGCTCAAATCCGCCTGATTTCTTTTTAGCTTATTAACCTCTGTCCCAATTTTCCCTAATTGAGACGTGGTAGAACCTATTGCAGTTTTTAGACTCCCTGCAACTGCTCCACCTATTGTAATCAGCGCATTAAGACGTTTATTTGCCATGACATCATCAGAATGTTTGAGATGATGTCATGTTGAATGGCTAGTAGGGTTTTTTCATTATTCACTATTGCAATACTGTATATACCACTCACAAAAAAAGCACCCTAAGGTGCTTTTTTATTTTCTACGTATTATGAATTTTGAATCACACAATCTTTAAGCATTGGCGTTCCTGCAACTTCACTATTACCAATACAAACCATCGAAATGCTTTGACCTTTTCCTAAGCTTGCTGCTTTATTTTCTTCACCTTCCGCCAAACTTGCTTGTGGTTGGTTAAATTCATATTCACCACCTGCTTTCAACTCAATTACAGGTTTATCGGAAAAATCTGCTGAAATGGCATGAATCACGCCAGTAACAATAAATTTCTTATCTTTTAACGCTTGGTTTGCAGCAATTTCATTTGTCTTGTATGCATTCAGAATTTGATCTGCTGTCACTGTTTCAAGTTGTTCAGGCTCAGCTGGCTGTGATTCCGTATTTGATTGATCCGTTGCTGTTTGAGTTTCTTGAGCTGAAGGTTGATTTGAAGAGGATGAGTTTGATGTCTTATCACTACTACACGAAGCAATTACAATTCCTAACACCACTAAAGCGCCAAAGAACATGAGTACCCATTTAACAAATTTTTTTAAAGCTTGCATGTTATTTCTCTATTTTAAGTAAGTATAAACCCCACATCAAAATAACAAATAAAGCACGTAATTTCAAAATACCGCTTTCTTATTATTAATTTCAAAGAATAAATGTGAATTTTTAATTTACCAAATGAGAAAAAGCACCCTAAAGTGCTTTATTCTCTTGGCAATCCATCACACCACCATAACAGTTTAGAAATTCGCATTTGCTCTATTTCAGAATTAGACCACGAGGTGTGTGATGCTAGTGCAAGTACAAAGGAACGAATCAACTCTGCACTTAATCCGTAAAAAGTTTAAATGCAGCCTGTAAACGTCCATAGTTACGCAAAGTCGTTGCTTGGATCTGTTCAGGAGTAACATCACACAAATTCGCAAACATCACGATTTCCTGTTTTGCAGCCCCCAAACTCTTGGCCTGCATTTCCGCCGCTAAAAGATCTTGTACTGTTGGCTCACGCATTACAATTTCAGAAACTTTTGCCCCATCAATATCTAATGGTTTAAGCAAAGTAATCTTATAACCTTCTGCCACTTCACTAATATATTCAGGTAATTGTTGAGTCATTTTACATTCCTAAAGCTGAACGAATATCGGCAAGAACATCATTGCCATTGATGATGCGTACCATGTTTTCCACATCAATTTCATGCACCACAGTGCCACCAATGGTTTTCTTGTAATAGGTTAAAGACAATTCATATTTGTCTTTCGGCAATTCCCCTGGCTTGGCTGCACCACTGGAAATTTTGACGATTTTTCCCGTCATGTTGTGCACTACAGCCGTTACGGTACCATCAAAACTTTCCATGGCTTCACGTACCGTAAACTGAGTTTTACTGCCTTCTTTAATGCCAAACAAAGACAACACATCTTTGCTATGTGAGTTTAATGTAAAGTCAGCAACAAGCTTTTCCATACCTGTGGTGATGTCGATCGGAGCATCCATGCCACCTGCACGATACTCTTCGGTCTGTAAAGTTAACTCAGGTGGATTGTATTCATCTGTCTTCCCAGCAAAGCCTTTGCCATCAACAAATAAATTAAAATTCTTGCGAATATCTTCAGCAACACCCATGCATTACACCCCTTATGCAAAAATATCTTTAATGTAGTCGTCCACAAGATGCGAACGGAAAACGATGTGTTCTGCTGGATAAACTGGCGTGAAATCAAAGTCAAAATACACCTTACCTGACTTAATCACATCCGCAGCATTTAAATCTGGATCTGCCCAACACTGACCGCCAATGATTGCGCCAATGTTCTTGAGGTAGCGCAAATAGGAATTTACACCTTCTACCACATCACTTACGTAATTCTTGGTAATCCCGCGGTCTACTGCCCAGAGATGAGCCGCTTTCAATGACTCATCAATCATATCGGCGGTACGTACTACACACAGAAATTGCCACTTGCTATCACTGGACAAAGTACGGTTACCCCAAAGTCGATAACCATTTTGACGAATAATCGTATTTACTTTTTTCTCATTGAGTAAGTTGGTGCGGCTACTGGTATCCCCCATGGCAAAATCAATTGCTCGGGCTGTGCCAGTAATACCATTGATGTTTTGGTTTGATGGTGACCACCACCAACCACGCTCATTGTCAGATTTAGCAATCAAACCAGCAACATGTGCACTCGACCACGAAGTAATTGTCGTGCCATCCGTGCCGGTCTTTTTAGATTTCGGATCAACAACATAAATACGTTTAGAACCAAAATCACCTGCATAGGCAATCGCATCCGCATCATTGGTATTTGGGCCATCCGCAATAATCACTGCCTTGAGCCGATCTGCAATACCTGACAATTCTGCAACCACCGCATTGGCGGTTTCGGTAGCACGTGTATGGGTAAAGCCTGGTGCAATCAGAATTTTCGGCACAAAACCTGTAATGTTTTCAGCGGCAATAAAGGCGTGAACCCCTTCATATTGACCACTGTGGGCATCCACTCCACCCAATACATTGGCAAGAGTTTCTGCTGCTGTCGTACTTTCTTCCACTCGCACCACAATCACTACGGCGCCAACCTGATCAAAGATTGAGTCGATCACATCAGGTAAGGTACCCGTTAAACCGAGTTTTGCCGCTTCAGTACGAGAACCTGCAATCAATACTGGGGTATTTAAAGGAAAAATAAGAGGATCAGCATCTGGTGCTGTACCGACAAGGCCAATGGTTGAACTTCTAACTGTTGTAATTGGACGAGAACCATCATCTACAGTTTGATTCTCAATCCCATGTAAAAATGAATCAGGCATATTTTGATCCAGAATCTTGGTTGATTTTGGATCTATTCTTTAAGATATGCGCCTAAGTTTCATTATTCACTTTTTCACTTTATAAGGTCATTGCGTATTGCCACAGGTCATCTACTTGTTCAGTACTCAGGTTCAAAATACCCAACATAAATTGAACTGACTCATTGGTACGTTCAAAGCGTTCTGATTCGTTATATTCAATTTGAATACGGGTTTTCATGATTGGATCTTCGATTACATTAATGGTCTGCTCGACGGTTTCAAGTAGGTTATTTTCCAATAATGCCAATTTCAACTGACGACGGGTGAGTGATTTGAATTGAGCCAGTCGAAGCTGTTCTTTTTCTTCATCACTGAGATAGTTTTGTGGGTTGATATGACGATCAATTTCATCTGAAGTCATTGCTACAAATTCATCAGTAATTAAATCATCTTGTGAACCATCTGCTTCGAATGCGTAGACTTCACCTGTAGGGTTTTTAAAGTATTTCATTAACGTAACTCCAACCAACCAACAATATTATTTTCAATACTAGTGACACTATAAGTTGCACCAGTGGGGACAATCGCTTGTACAGCAGCACCACCACCAACTTGGTTTTGACGACCACGATCTACAGCAACTCCACCAACTGTAAGCGTCATTTCCCCCTGGTTTCCTTGTTCCCACTTAACGGAAACCATAATGGGCTTGCCTGTTGAGTTTGTATAGGTTGTGGCAAGTGAACGGCTTGCTGTTAAATTTTGCCATGTCTGACCAACACCTAAGCCAACCGTATCAATAGAAATATTGCCTGAGCCATCAAAAGTAGCTGAACCTTGAACAGCTCCTGTCAGGGCAATAGTACGAGCTGTGGCAAGTTTGGTTGCAGTCGCGGCATTGCCAGTCGTGTTCTGATTACCTACAGCATTTACACCAGGTAAATTGATATTGGCCGTACCATCAAAATTGACTCCGCCAATGGTTCGGGCAGTTTCTAATTTTGTTGCACTCGCTACATTGTCAACTAAACGCGCAAGCTTATAAGCAGTGCCGTTATGAAAATACGCACCATCTTCACCGAGAAAAAGTGTAGAAATCGTAGCGCCTAGATCGTTGGCCAAACTCAGCCCAATTTGTCTATTAGTACTGTTCCATTTTCCTGTATGTAAATATTGTGCATAGCCTGCACCAGAAATTTTATTGTAGTTGCCGAATTTTAATAAGTTATAACCTTCGGTATTACCGTTCCCAAAAGTGATATCCGTAGGAAGATTACTAATATTAATATCAGCAGAACCATCAAATGGGGTGCCATTGATATTTTTCGGTACTACAAGTTTAGTTGCAGTCGCGGCATTGCCTGTGAGATCTCCTTCGAATTTGTTGGCATACATAGACCCAATGGTCTTGATATCACCTTTAGAGTAGATCCCATTCACTGGTACCAATGATGCATCTGAATATGAGTTCGATACTAATAAGCCACCAACATTAATATTTTGAGCAGAACCAGAATTAAGAAAGCTGACCGCTATGGCAGAATTAATCCCATTTTTAAGTGTAATTGAGGCATTAAAAGTCGTTACACCTGTAACCGTACCACCTGTCAAAGCAAGCTTTGTACCATCAGCAATTGTAATGTTTGCTGAGCCATCGAAATTGACACCATTAATTGTTCGTGCTGTAGCAAGTTTGGTTGCAGTCGCGGCATTGCCTGTAATATCTGAACTGGTCAGCGCAAGTGTGCCCGATGCTAAAGGGAAATAAACAACTATTTGACCTATATTATTATTTGGTTCAGAACGTCTCCATACATAGCAGCTAGACGCATCCCCAGTACCTGAAGCTTCAATCCCCCACCATTTACTGGTTGAACCCTCATTTACATTTGCTAGTTCGAGACGTAATGAAGGGTATGAAGCGCTAATCGATTGAGGTGCCCATTTATTTGTTGCATTCAGTAATGGTACCGCAGTCCCAGAAGTCCCAATATTATATGTTGCTGCTGAACCCAGCCCTAAATTTGTTCTTGCAGTTGTAGCATCTGCTAAATCTGACAGATTGGCACTATTTGCTAATTTGCTGTCCTGAAGTGCTTTACCTTGGGCAGCCGTTAAGGCTTGATCTGCAGCGGTACTGGTCAATGTGTTATTCAGTTGAACTACACCGCTTTGGATAACTGAAGCTGAACGGATGTTCTGTTGTGACAAACTTGTGATTTGCCCTTTGTCATTCACAGTAATAGATGGGATTTGGATGGTTGATGCATAAGTCCCCGCAACCACGCCAGAATTGGCAAGAGTTAGGATACAGGATGAGTTTGCTGAACCATCAAAGTTGAATGAACCCGTAGCAGCACCAGAGAAACTGACCGTTCGAGCTGTTTGTAATTTACTTGCAGAAGCAACATTACTGCTTATACGTGGCAAAATGTAATTTGTTGCTCCAACTAAATTATCGGGAGCGTTCACTTGTGCGACTTGCGGATTAATATCAAGCTGTGAGTTTAAACTCACAAATGCGACCCATTGAACACGGGTATAATTTAACGCATTAATCCAAATTTCATAGTTATCTGAACCAAGAGCAACTATGCCAACATTCAAAAAATTATTCAGACCATCAACTGTATACCAAACGCAATTCATGCCAGTGGCTGGCGTTCCATTGCCTGAACGTAAAACTACAGTTTGTAGCCCACATTGGGTAGGAATTGATTGGTTATAGCCAGCACCACCTGTGAACTCAATTCGAACGCTCTCCCCACTTTGCAGAATTTTAGCGGTAGCAAACTTCACCCAACCTGATGTTGTACTTGTCAGGTGTTTATCGCCCGATAATCTCAGTTTTTCAGCGCTTACAGCATTTGCAGTCTTATCTAATTTATTATCTTGAAGTGCTTTACCTTGCTTGGCAGTCAACGGTTTCGTTGAATCATTGGTGGTCAGGTTATCCACCAATTCATTACGACGGATATAATTCTCATTAACCCAAGCTTGAGTTGCATAAATTAAGGATTCATCCAAAATAAGACTGACGACCGAACCATCTTGAATATCAATGGTATATTTCAGGCGAAATTCACTCACCCCATTGGTTTCAGCAACTTTAAAAAATGGTGCATGTGAGCCATGTGAAATCAAAACATTATTCGCAATCAAGCCAATTTCACGAATCCAAAACCCACCGATATCAGAAGGAATAATTGCTTCAACAGTCAGCCAGTTCAACACCGTAGGATGAATACTATATTTACTGACTGCTTGACGATGCACTTCCTTTACTAAGGTCGTTCTGGTTTTGCTAGGTGTAGGTACGGCCCCATTGCCATCACCAAAAGCAACGTGCGTAATATTCAGTTTTGTATTATTCGCAATTGCCGCAGCAATCGCAGCATCACCATTATTTGTCGTAACGTTAAAATAATCACTCATGGTTTAGGCTCACTGACCGAGGTATACGCAGATTGATGCGCTACGATATTTTTTAAACTTAATAATGGATTTGCAGAAATTGTTAATCTGCTTAAACGTCTTGAAGCAGGTTTAGTTTCATCAACCAAGCGATTCACTTCTTTAAATAAACTTTCATCCAAAGGTCGACCAACCAAATCTAATTCCAGATAAAATGTTCCTGGTATTCCCTTGGGTTCTGTTTGCCACCACTCAACCAAACTCACTTCATAGCCAAAGGGTATCAGTGCCGATTTAATGGAATAGGGCGTCCCCTTTTTCTTATGTTGTTCAAAGGCTTGTTTTAATCGAGCACGTTTGAGTGAAGGTGCCCAGTCATAGCGCCAATAATCTATCGAAAACTGAATCGCTAATACATCTAAGAACCGATCAGGGATTTGATCAATATTGATCAACTTGGTAAGGCGTTGCTCTAAAAGTGTTTCCTGCTGTGTGGTTTGCTCAAGTTTGCGTTCTAGATCTGTTGCATTGACAGGTAAGAGACTCATTCGTATGCCTCCACAGAAATATCAATGTTGGTGCAATGCCCCGCTTGGGTAGCATCAATCACAATATCCGCAGCAGGTGACGTGATATCAACATGCTCAATCCCATCTACATGTAAAGCGGCATAAATGGCTGAACGACGAATACTACGCCCAATCCTCTTTTGCTCAGCCACATAGTTTTGTAGGTTCTGTTGAGCTATCTCCAAAACTGCCGCAGCTTGGGCAGTCTGTTTCGCAAAGATTGTTGCAACAATGCTGTAATTTACGACTGATACACTTTTAACAATCGCCTTATCACAACAAGGTCGAACCTTTTCGTCATCTAAAGCAACTTGTACGATATTAATCAATTCTTGAGTCGCAACGCCTGTTTCAGAGTCATTTTGCAGAATATAAATATCCAGATAGAACAGGTTCCCAATCAGCTGAATCAACTGGGCTTTTGTCAAATTCTCTAGCACGATATTGCTTAAATCAACTTGGGGTGACACTACCGAAACATCACCCACCCGGCCATCGGCACTTTCTGCATAAAACTGATATGAAGATACTGGACCTGCGACACTTAAACCATCCATGGCCAATAGATAGCGTTCTTTTAAATCATGATCACTTTCATATACGGCATCTACAGGTGGCACAACAGTGTTATCTGCAGGTGTAATAATCAGACGTTTTAATCCCCGATCCACCACCAACTGATCCAGATTGGAGCCAGATGAATACAACACTAATAAAGCCTTTACATCATCATTGCGTTGCTGACGAAATAAAACCTCGCGATAGGCCGATTCTTGTAGCAGTTTCACCACAGGATCAGATTCGCGCTCCAAGGTTTTACTCATTTTTGCTTGAGCAGTTGCATCGGTATACAGCGCTAAGAATGCAGCCTTGCGCTCTGCGTAGATGGTTTCAAAATCAAGCTCTGTAATTAAAGCTGGTGCCGATAAAGCACTAAAATCTGCTAAATTCATTTTTTAATAACAATCCCATCTAGTCTTAATGGATTACCATCAATGTTATAAATGCCTGTAATTGCCAGAGTGATTTGCCCAATTTGACTACTTGTAACGTCCACCTGCTGCACGGTAATACGGTCTTCCCACTTGGCTAATGCTTCTGCAACTGCAGCATATAAATCAATTAGCGTTGCGCGGTTCAGTGGTGCATCAATCAGATCAAATAAGCGAGAGCCATAACCTCGACGCATGACACGACTCCCAATCGGTGTAGACAAAATATCCACTACCGACTGCTTTAGATGCTCTATTTCAGAAAGGCTTCGTCCAGTTTCTCGGCTCATGGTCATCAGTTCACATCTCCTGAATTACTGCCACCCGATTGAACGCCTTTATGTGTATGGCTTTTCCCAATTTCTTTACCACCGTGTTTAACGCTACCGCCTGTAAATTCAACATTTCCAGACATTGATGAATTCCCAGTAACACCAAGCGATCCGCCAATAGTTAAATTTCCCGTGAAAGTGCCTTGTGGTGTATCAAACAAAACGGATGAAGTTGCTTTCACATTTGCTTGATCACACAGCACATTTACTGTGCCACTTGAGGCGCTACAATCCACCGTTAAAACATGGCTACTTTTGTCATAATGAATTCTGGTGCCATCGCTATAAACCGTCACTGGATTGGCATCCGCACCCACATTAGGGAATTTCGTTTGCTCCAAAGCACCTAAAATTACCCCTTGGGATAATTCTCCACTGGCAGAAAGAACGAGTACATATTCATCTTTGCTAGGGGCAGACCAACTACGATCATCTCCTGCCCTCGTTTTTAGCCAGACAATGCCTTCAACCAACTCTCCATCAAAATCTACTGTAGCCTCAGCCTGGCTATGATCTACAGTAACGATGCGCCCAAAGCGAACCAAACTCGCGAGGATGCGATCAATTTGCGCTGCGGCATAACTCATGGCACCTCCTGATTGAGCTGTAATTCTTGATACTTTTCTTCATGCCCTAAGCCAATTTCAGGGGCATAACTAAAGACAGGAATAGGCGTTTCACCTGATTCAACCCAGACATTTTCACCCACGACAAGCCGTGTCGAAAAATCCACTCGCCACACTTCTAGCCGATCAAGCTCAGGAAAAAAGGCATCTTCGGTGATGTCATCCACGGTGCTCACACCCACACCAAATTTTCCCAATCCAGTAAAATGCTTATTCTTAAAAATATATAGGGCAACTGCTGCAGCCAGTTTACGTACATTAATCTTGGCGCGGCGCTGATTAAACGTATCGATAATGCGTGCTTCAAATTTTGCAGTTAAAGGCATCTGTTCTGTGCCTGCATCACCATCGACATCAATATCAAAATTAGTCAGTTCTAAAAGTAATGCAGGTAATTCCTGCTGACCGGGTGCTTTGCGCTCTTCCTCATCCCGATAAAACTGCACCAATTTAAATGCAGGAAATTGAGTCCGTAATTTTGCTTCAATCACATCATGTAATTGATCAAGATCCACCCCAGTTATCGCATCAACCATTTCAATTCATGCTCCAAGGTTTTAAAAAACTGTTCATGAAAATCGACTGAATTAAACTCAGCCCCTTCTAAATAAGCATCCGCTTTGGCTTTAATTGCTTCGGACTGCTTTTCAATTGGTAATCTGGATTTGCCAATCCGCTTAAACACTTGATGTTTAGACTTCGCTATAAAAGCCCCATTCACTTTACGCTTTCCCGCTGTGATACCTTTTCTGGTTTGTCTTGGACTCAAGTGAATCAGGTCTACATCATTCAGACCGTAAAACAACTTGATCGAATAGCCTGTCGAAGTCTTTAAAATGCTGCTCTTTTTTAAACGTCTACGAATAATTCGTTGTGACATTTCCAGTTCTTTACTCAAGCCCCGTGCTGTACGGGTTTGTAGCCATTTCGCCATGCGGTTTAAGGTACGTTGCATGGCTTTTTCAGCTTGCTTTTCAGTGGGTTCTAATTCATCGATAACTGCTTGAATACCCTGCAATTCGACATTTAATCTAATCACGTGCGGTTTCCAACTTCAGAACAGCCATCCCCGTACCATCCTGTTGCGGGTAGCCCATCACAAAGTATTTTTGACCATCAGCAAACAGTAAATAATCTCCACGTTTCACCCCAGCAACATCTGCTGCTTTACAGGTAAAACGCGGTTGAGCCTCATCAATTTCATATTCGCCAAGTTGGGCATTCAAATAAGGCTCATCAAAAATACCTTTGACTGAATGCTCCGACCCATCTGTAAATTGCAAGGTTGCTGTGGTACCAAAACCACCCACATCATCTAATTGCAAAAATACATCGAGGTTTTCCCAACTTGGCATAGGCTTTACTCGGCTTCAGCAGCAGCTTGAATCGCTTCAATCATTTTTTCTTTGGTCAATGCAGCATCTAGCTCAATTTCATATTCATGCAAAGCGAACTCAACCAACTGGGCTTTGTTCAACTTAGCCAAATCAACTTCTTGCCCTTCATCATCACCCTCAACCAAGGTGCCACGACCACGGCGTAACAGGTCTTGCGCCAATGCATGCGAGACTTCAACTTCATCGCCTTTTTTACGAATTTCACCTTCAATCACTACTGCAGAAGTTAAGGCAATTACGACATTTGTTTTCATGGATATATGCTCACAAAATTAGAGAAGAAAGCCACCGCAGTGGCTGATCAATTAGACAGTTTTTTTGCCGTAACAAATGGATTCTGTATTACGTAAAACAAAGTCCACATCTTGGAAGCCCACAATGCGTAAACCACCCTTTGAACTTAAAGAATATGGATCGATGGTTAGATCCAAACCGCCCCACATTGCAATGATCAAGTCTGCAAAGTTACCGAAGAACACATCACCTGCTTCAATTTGATTGGTCACCTCAGTGCGGTAGCCATTCACGGTATTACCTGGTTCCCAAATCGTACTTTCCGTACCAGATCCGAATTTTGCAGAAGTTTTAAAATTCCCGCGCATTGCAGCGTTAATCACATAAGACATACGATCAACATCGGCATTGTCTGAAGCAATTTCCGATTCCATTTGCACCAATTCAGCAAAGGTTGGATTCACGGCTGCAAAGCTCACGGCATTGACACCCGAGATATTTTTTAAGCCGAGTGGCTGATTGTCTCCTCCCGTGCCGTAATAGGCCGCTTTATCAATTTTCAAAGCCAAGGCACGGTTTAAGTCATTCCAGACTAATTGTTCCGCAGCAGGCGAACTTTGTTGCATCAACTTACGGCTGATCTCAACTCGACCACCCACAGTTTTAGGGCTAAGTTTTAATTGACCTGTTGCAGGGCTTGATGCTGGCACATCTTCCTCTTCACCCAACCAATAGGCAGTTGCACCACCTGTTTGTTTAGGAATCTCAGCATCACCGACCAAGCCATCCATAATGAAACCTAGGTTCATAATGGTTGAACGATTACGCAGCATTTCAATGAACATATCCGCGCGGTGGTCAGTTCCCACCAAGGTCGCACCATTCTGAGAAGTTCCAACTTCAAACACACGGCTAAGCACATCTGCAGGAACTAAAATTCCTTGAGCAGAACGACCATAAGCCTTTTGTGCTGCTTCTGAACATTCAAGTTCAAATGCAGCTGCCTCTCGGTCTGCCTGCGTTGCATTTGGCAACATGGCACGTACAGCACGCATTAAACTGAATGAACGCGCTTCATCACCCGTAAGACCGATATTGGCATTGTTGCTTTTGGGTTGTTCCGTAATGGGTTTCCCCTGGTCACCATGCATACGCTCTAAAATTGCATTCTGAAGTTCAGCTGGCGATTTTTTCTCATCGATGTATTGACGCACCAAATCACTTGCACCAAAACGCTCGCCCAATTGCATCAGTTCACTAACACGTTTACGTTCCGTTTCTGCACCACGTTCAGCGGTGTCACCTGCTGCACGTACCATTTCAATATCGCCATAGCGCTCGCCATTTTCATTGAGGCGCTGACGAACTTGGTTGCCTTGTGCATCTGTAAAGTAGTCCCAATTCATACGTTTTGCTCTTTGCTGATTCGTTGGAATAATTGCTATAGGCTCATTTTGTGGAACGGCAGGAATATTTTCATTATTCAGTTTTTCACTCGAACGCCCCACACCGACATTGGTATCAGCAGGAATAGAAACACATGAGATTTCATAAGGCTGCCACCCAGTAATTAAATAAACATCGTCATGTTCACGCTGCTCTTTTAGAATGGCTTTCTGAATGGTGTAACCCACACTGATATTGGTTCGGATTAAATCGTTAATGTCCTGAAGGATTTCCTCACCACGTGCAGACTTACTCAAACGGACTAAGGCACGCCCTTTCCGTTGAGACTGATCCAACCATGCACTTTCAACCACACCGACCTGATCACGGGAATTGTGATCCATCAAAAACGGTGCACGGCTATGCAAGCGTGTAAAATCAATTGCCCCTTGGCTATGATCCAGAATTTCTATACCAAACCAACGACCTACCTCTGTTTCACTCGAGAATGAAAGCTCGACCGTGCGCTTTTCCAAATCGACTTTGAAATCATCAACGATATAGTTACGCACCAGTTTGTCTTTATTGAAGTCAGGTAAAGGCTTAGTTTGAGCAGCATCACGGGTAAAGGACATCCCTGCCAAAGCGATTGACATATTTGTTCTACGAATATTCATTACATACCCTCTTTAGGTCTTCCGACCCCTGTCGTTTGTTTATGCCCCATACTGGCTAAAACCATTTCTTCAGCGATTTCTTTACTAATATCCTGCGCCACCAATTCATCAATCATGGCCCGGGTATCTCGTGCAATTTCAGCCCATACCGTTTGTGGATCTTTGCCTTGTTCACGAATAATTGCCCCTGCAGAAGTGAGCATGTTGTTCTTCGATTTTTCAGCTGCAGTCACATCGGCTGATGGATCAATCCAAGCCCAACGGCGTGGTTGCCAACTCACTTGGGTGTAGCGTTCAATATCCACTGCCTTTAACGACACATTGCCTTTCTTAATCACTCCCTTCAGCAAGGCATATTCAAGCCACGCGTAATAAACAGGTTCTATTAAAGCCTCGATTAACCATTGTTGAAGTTCTTTCCAGTGCTCGCGCTCATCTAAAGTGCCTTGGCGAATACTGGAAAAATTCACACCTTCAAGATCAGAAGCTAGATTGTTATAAAGCACACCCATACCAGCAGCCATTGAACGCAGCATAGCTTTATGAAATGGCAAAAATTCACCTGTTGGATAATTGGGAGACCACTCTTTAAGTTCAGCGCCATCTGGCAAAACTGGAAATTCACCCGCCTGGCTTTCAATGATGATCTCATCTTCTTCAGGATCGAATTCTGGTCCACGCCCTTCTTTCCATTGAATAAAGCCCATCTTATTGGCGGAGATCCGTGCATTGGTAATCGCACTATCTTCAAATTCGGAAAGCTGTTTCATGCGGAACAGACTTGTCGCTGTCCAAGGTAAGCCACGCTTTTGACCAACAATTTCTTCTAAATAGCCATGAATGATTTGCTCAGCAGGTACACGGATATAATTGCCAGAACCAAAGCGATATTGTTTTTCTTCTTCTGAATCACTATCGAAGTAATAAGCGATCGGACGCCCAAATTGATTAAACTCAATGCCCTGACGAATAAATCGACCGCCTGAAAGCTTTGCGCTATACATGATCGGGCAACGCTGTGCATCAATCATTTGCACAGCAAAACCATAATCCCCAGCATCAGCACCGCGAATAATACGCACAAAGAATTCACCATCTTTGGCAGCCGAAATCACACAAGAGCGTTGAATAGAACGCCAAGACTTTTTGCCCTGAATGTCACAATAATGCTTTTTATTCCAATTCGCCCATTCCTGCTCAACCGCATCACACAGCTTATTGTCTAATTTCCCTTGCCCATTACGGATCTGTGCCTGAAGCGTGACCCCTTGTGGCCCCACAATATTCTGATGGGTTAAACGTAGATAATTACGACCATAATCATTATTGGCACATTGCTCTCGACTACGTGCAACTAGGGTGCGCTGGTACCGTTCGACAATTAAATCTGCAGGTAACGGCGTAGATGGCCAAGCCGAAGTTAATCGATCATTCACACCCGCTTTAAACCAACGCATGGCATTACTAAATACTCGGCTGCCCTTTTTCACCACAGACTCATGACTGTTAATCTGAGTTACATTCGGGACTTCAGCAATTTGACGTTTCAAAATATTCAGCACTAGTAATTACCCCAATTTGACCCGTATAACCTGACCAAACACACTTTTTCCCGAAGCTTTGGCGCGTTCCTGCGAAACTTCAGCACGGTACTGGTTACGCAATTTAATCAGCGTTTCCATAGGGGTGCGGTAAAGCTCACGGTTATTAATGCGATAACGTTCTTGGTCTAAACTTGCACGACCTTCAATCACAGCTTCCAAAGCAGATAAGGTTTTTTGAGCATGACTTCTTAAGTCGGAAGATCCCGATAGAGAGGCAAGGTCTGCTTTAATCTCAACCACACCTGACTCAAGCTCATCCACTGTGCCTGATGTATGGATTGCGCGAAGTGAATAGCCGTAATGACCTGCGGTATAAGTTTTTGTGATTTCAGCGGAGATATTAAAAACATGTTGGTTACCATCTGCCTGTGACTGTAGATCAATGACAGACTCGCCACGTAAATAAGCAACAAGAGACCAACCACTTGAGGCAGGATAAGCCGTCAGATTCACCTTAAAGTTAAAGGTGAGACCTCCGGTAATTTGTTTTGGAAAGTAGGTCATTTATTGTGGCTATCCTTATCCAATCACTTCAATAATTTTTGCTATCGAAGCTAGAATTGGTGCAGCTTGCAGAAAGAGTATTCCAATAATCACCAAACACCCGATGATGTAGGTCCATACCCTTAATGTTCTACTTTCAGATAACTTATCCATTGCTTTATCAACCCTTAAATTTAGGTTAAAATTCATCTAAGTTTTAATCCTCTAGTGCTGTTAGTGGGTTAAACAGAAAGCTCATGATTGCCGTCATGGGCTTTTGTCTTTTCTAGGGCAATAAAAAACCCCGCATAATGCGAGGTTAGATAAAGTAAAAACTTAGTTCATTATTCAGTTTTTCACGATTTAACGCTGTAGTTGATCGCTCCACACGCTTGTAGCTGTTTAAAACCCAATCCGCCTTTGTGCCAGTTGTGTTTTTGGGCAAGTTCAAAAATAGGCATATATACTTCACGCCCTACAATTTGTCGGGCATCTTCTGCACCAAACGTAAAGTGGTCATGTATGCCATGCCCCATTGTCGGACTGAGCTTTCTTATTGTCGCACCAAACTCTGACCACCAATGGTTTAGCCAAAGCATGTGGCGTGCAACGGCATCTATATTTTTTGCATTTGTATGTTGGTTTTTGTCTGCTTGGCTAAACATAGCAACCAAGTGATGTACATATTCCACGGCGACAGGTATTGTTTCAAATGGAATATCTTCAATATGCTGAACGTTGAATCTTTGATGTACTAATTTATAGGCTTCGCTAAAGTTAAGATGTTTGGTTTTTGCCACCAACATATTTACAGCATCGTTGAGTGGTGAGCGATCTGACTTATGTGTTTTCGCTAAGATGTCTTGGCGGTGGAAATAGCAGTCTTCGAGTTGTTCAAATACTTCCCATGCTTGGTCTGTATCGAGCATTTTTGCATGACGGGCTGCACCGCGTTCTGTCCATAGCACTAAATGTTTAGCATTTTGACTAACTATCTTGAAGCTAGTTACTGCTTTTTTGAAGTTTCTTAATTCTTCTCCAATTAACTTAAAAAAATGCTTACCTTCAACAAAGTGTTTTAAGTTTCTCGAATGATTTTGTTGAATACGTATAGTTTCTGTTCCATAAAAACTTGCAAGCATTTCGGTTGTAACTACTGGAACAGACTTGAAATTTACAACTGCTATTTCTGTCGTATTGATTTGTGCTAGACTTGACATGTCTATATCTCCATTGATTTAGGCACGGGCCTCGTTTTCTTTCCACGGACAGCGAGGCTTTTTATTGAATTTACAATTTCCTGTAAATTGGTTCAAATCTAAACCATTGTGGTTCAAAGGTCAATGTGTTATTTTATTTGTATCAACTTTGGAGATAAATCATGTCAGAAGATGCTCAACTTAAACTTAGAGTTACTCAAGAGTTAAAAGAGTACATCGAAGAACAAGCTAAAAATAACCATCGGACTATTAATGGTGAAGTAGTTTATCGACTTGAACAATCAAAATGGATTAATAAGGAGTTAATAGAAGCAAAAGCACATGAATTTGCCTGTATCTTAGCTTCAGCCCTAATTCAAGACCCTGAAGTGGAAATACATGGAACAGTACACGGCTTTAGACAACCAACAATTAAAGGTGTTGAGCAAGCATTTGAACTTTTTTTATATAGAGATCCCAGCAATAGAAAAAATCTTGGCGTAGAAAAAATTGAAGATGGTATAAGATTTTTTAGTGACAGTGCAGAATATATAATTAAGAACAATAATGCTTTTCCTGATGGTGCTTACACAATCAATCACTTAAGTAGAATATTAGAAAAACTATACTTCCTGCCTATGCTACGAAGTAGTATTAATGACTAATTCACTATTTCTTATAAGTAGTCATGTAAAAGAATGAAAGTTGATCTCCCCTGATCTCGCAGAGTAATCTAAAGGGGGAGATATCGTTCACACGAAGATAATCTAAGATTTGTAATGTGAAAAACTACTATATTATTTATGAAAAATTTAAATAAAAGAATAAAATTGGCTTATTTTGAATATTAATTTAAATCATGGATTTTAGAAATTAAGTCATTTGCTCTTCTTTTTATAGGAGCATATTCATCACCCGCCATCGATAAAATTTCTTCTACTATAGAAACCAGATCAGTAGTCATTATACTTTTACGTTTTTCACTCAAAGTCAATTCCAACACATTTACCAAATAATCTAATCCTTTCTTTACTCGAAACTCATATTTCATTTTTTTGCTGATACTGATCATTAGTTTAATTTGACTTATACTAAGTGAATAAATTTGATCACTTTTATATTCATTAAATTTCGCTAAATAAAATTGATACTGAAGTTCATTAACTTCGAACCACAAACTTTTACTCTCTTCCCGCCAAATATCTTTAATTTCTTGACCAATGCTACCCTCTAACTCAATTTTCTTTTGTCTGAATTCTTTTTCTACATAATTTTTCAGAGTCTGAATTTCTTTTTCTTGGTTTTTAAAATTAGTAAACCAGTTGTAACCGACTAATAAAACTACTATTCCAAGGACTCCGCCTAATGACCAATAAACCGTAGAAAGAAACTTATCTTGATAACTTTTCATCACTTCAACTTGAGCTTTTAAAACTTCAATTTGCAAGTTTGCCGCTTCTAAGTTTTTCTTAAGTAAAGCGTTATCTACTTCTGCTCCATAAGCCGTAGCACAGCAGCATAAAAGTAAAGTGAAGATAATTTTGTACATTATAAGGTAAGCCATCTAAGCCAATGTTATTGCAGACATAAATACACCATTTGGCTCAAAAATTCTACTCAGACCTCTTACCACCAACGTATTACTTCCAACAATCGAGCCAAAGAATAAATAAAAGCGACCCAGACCATCGAATAGAACATCAATCGTAACGATTTATATTTAGCAAATAACTCCATCACTTTATCTACCTTCAAATTTAGATTAAAATTCATCTATGTTCTGATCCTTATTGTTGTTAAGGGTTGGAAACAAAAAAGCCAAGAACTGCGAATTCTTGGCTTTTTGCTATCTAAGCGAAAACCATTGGTCTAGCCTAGAAAAAACAAATCAATTTTTCCTTATTCAGTTTTTCACTTACTTCCTATTCCCAAACACCTTCTTCTTTTTAACAACCGTAGTCGATTTTTCTACAGTTGAGCTAGTCCGCTTACGCACAACAACTTTGGCAACATTTTTCACTTGTGGAGGCTCTTGTTCTTTTGGTGCTTCAACATCCTGCTGCTGCAATCGCTCAGAAATCCGCTTCAGGTTTGGCTGCATAATTTTTAATGCCGCCAAAGCATAAACACGACAATCCAAGCCCTCGTTCCGTGCACGATCTGGTTTATGCCATTCACGTATCGGCTGACCTTTGATATATCTCAGTACCAATTTTTCCGCAGTAATTTGCTTATACCATTCAGTCTCACGTTGAATTGGGAAATGACAATAACCAGGACCACCTTTGTCTAAGGTTAAACGGCGAGATACCACCAGTTTGGCTTCATCCGTTCCCACAATAAACAGGTCAATTTTACGCTTATCCTTACCTGACTGTTTACGTTGCGGGCTTTGCACAATTGGCAATCCCCAGCCACCACGCCCCTTAATCGCAAACAATTTCCTATTTCGACGGCTCTTCACATACTCATAAGCTGCTTGGGTATAACCATTGGTACCCCCTGTATCTAAACAAGCAGATGAAATACTCAGTTGAGCCCCAGACTCATGCATGTAAGTTTCTTCCAAAACATCGTCCAAGTCTTGCCAAACTTCATCACCGAGTGGATCACCCCATAACACCCGATAATCAATGGACCAACTTTCCTCACCCACACCCCATGCGACAATCTCGAGCTCTAGCCGATCCATCTGCATATCAATACCACAAGTGAGATAGACCCCACCCACGGGTACAGTGGCTTTATATTCTTCTGCTCGGGCTTGCAAAGACTCAGAATCTACCTTATCTGCATTTTCCTCAAAAGTTTCCCCTAAGGACACATTCACAAATACCTGCAAATCATCCAGTGCCAACTTATCCAAGTAAGACTGCACAATATCTGACATCTTACGAAAGGTAGACAGCATCTCTGGTGCATGAAAACTAATATGCCCTTTAAATGGCAATTCAGCTTTCCATCCGTGACCTAGTTTTTCAGCATTGCGAATGGCAGCAATCCGTTCACCATCAGACCACACCTCATTACAACATTCACAACGATAACCTGCGGTCTCGGTTAAGTGTTGTTGATCAACATCTTCGCGTGCATCTTGAATATTGGTAGATCTGCGACCATCCCACCACACATTTTCCCATTTCAGGTATTGAGCTTCACCACACTTAGGACATGGCACATAATAGCGGCGACGATCCCCGCGATAATAAGCTGATTCAACCCGACTGGCACCTTTAACTGTAGGTGTACTGGATTCGGTTCTTAAGGCTTGATCACCAAAAGTTGCAGAACGCTGGGCCAATAATTCAATTGGATCTCCCTCGGCTGTTGCCTCCATTCCATCAATTTCATCAGCATGGGTAATAGGTGCAGATCTTGACCGTAAAGTCTTAGGAGATCCCGCCCATGAAAACATCAGCCAGCCACCAATATAGGAAATCATACGGCTGTTATTCACACCATCACGGCTGCGAGGCTTTGCCATCTTTTGGGCAATCGATTTATTCGCTTCAATCATTGGACGAAGCTTGGTTTCTAGGAAGGTCTGAACATCACCTTGAGTCGGTTGCACGAAGATCTGTGATTTGGGTTCATGTGCAATAAAATAACCGGTGGCACATTGCTGAATGGTGGTTTTCCCAAGCTGTGCCCCAGTCATGTAAGTAATACGGCGAACTCCATATTCTTTGATGGCATCAATCATGCCTCGTTGATAGGGTGCATTATCAAAATTAATCGGACCTGGTATCGCATTCCCCACAGGGATCTTAATGTTTTTCTCTGCCCATTCACTTGGCTTGATTTCTGCAGGCGGGACAAGATGAGACATTGAACGCTTCAATGCATCAATCACTGAATAAAAATTACTGAATATGGATAAATCAGACATCTTCATCTTCCTCGAATTCAGCATCTGCCGCTGACTCTAAAGCAAGTACGATTTCTGCCTTAAGTTTTTCCTTAAAGACACGTGCATCAGTTTCACCGAGTAGTTGTAGGACTGCACGCTGTGGGATATTCATCATGTTTGAACGGATGGTACCGAAGACTATAGATTGAGCACGTTCAAATTCAGCGATCAAGGCAACTTCACCTTTTTTTTCGGCTAGCTCTAACTCAGCCAATTCTGTTTCTGCTTTGGCTTTTCTTATTTTTAAAAGATTGATGTCATCAGGGATTTCACCTGTAGCTTCATCGGCTGCCTTATCTTGTAACCACTTGGCAATATGCGCTGTATTAAACTGCCATTCTTGCCCTTTTCCACGCCCTCGGACTACAACTGGACAGTCCTGACGAACCCAAGAATCAATCGTGGTTAAGGCAACTCCAAAAACGTCTGAAAGCCCCGTCCTATTTACGATCTGACCCTTTTTTGAATCCGCCATTTAAACTCAATTTCCAACCCATTTTTTATGTGAGATATAGTAGTTTGGTGCGATTTTAAAATTCACGCAGATATGGAATCCTGCGAGGTCTTTGCCCCCGCAAGCGGTGCCCCCCAGAAAGTACCTACAGAAATGATTTTTATCACTTTAATATCCACTCTTAATCACCCATTTGCCTGTACGCATTTGCTCTGAGTGGCGCTTGGCGCGTTGCGGTGTCTGCTTTGCCCAGAGTGAGTTGAGCATGCCTTTGGCCGCATCTGTGTAGCGACCAGTACGCACCATCTCTAGCGTATTTTTAAAGCCAAGCAATCCATCTGTTCCCATTTGGAACGCCATAGACAGCAATACGCCACGGCGGGCTTCATCAAGCTCCTTGACCCATGGCAATTTACGCTCAAGCTCACTCAGTTTCTTCTGAATGTCATTGCTGAGTAGATAGGCTGATTCTTCTGTAGTGATGCCACCGCCCTTGCGTGCATCAATTAAACGACCGACACCAATGGTCGAATAACCCAAATGATCTTTATATTCGGTAAGGACTTCGCCTTCTTCCCCACGCAATAGGCGTGTGATGTTGGATGTAAAGTCTGTCATTTCTTACGCCCTTTGCTTAACCAGTCTTTGAACATGTCCAATAAGTAATTAAAAAAGCCGACCTCTTTCCAAGCACCAGACTTCACCCATTGGAATAGCTCTTGGAACATCAAACCGCCGAGTGCACCTGTTAGAAAACCAATACCACCAGCATGTTCTGGTGCAAGCTTGGTGAAGTACATAATCAAGAGCGTAAGATAATGTGCTGTAAATGCACCTGACAGTAAAAACACGGCGTAGTCTTTGGGTGTTTTAAGCTGTTCTTTGTTGTATCGAGTTGCCACCGCTGCCCCCATCATTCCTGCAACAAAATATTGAAGTTCGCTCAAATATTTCATTGCAGCTGCTAACCAGTCTGGAAATGACATTCTTATTGGTCTCTAGATTTGTGAATATATTGCGTATTGTTGTTCTAACTGCAGTGTATTTTCATTATTCACTTTTTCACATAACCCACTCTGTTGCACGAACTGCCGGCAATAAAAAAGCCCACCTTTTGATGAGCTTTTCAATCAACCTAGTGCAACAATTGCGCTTCGGTCATTTCTATATTCTTCTTAAAATTTATAAAAATAAGAAATCTCTTTAAGCTTGTTTGTATCTAATACCCATGGATCGTGAATAATAATCTCACCCGATTTATGATTTATTTTCTCATCATCCACCTTAACCGAATGTACTACACATAAGATCACTCTATTATCTGGATTTGTATGCAACTGAACCTCATTGTAAGTCAAAATTACAGATGATCCATCTGACTGTGTGCCTTTCACCTCAACAAAATACTCTTTTCCATCTTTATAAGCTTTCATATCGAATGGAGAATTTCCGCAAATATTCTGTCCATTTTCATGAGTAGTTCTTACGTCGTAGCCTTTTTCAGTTAAAGCTTGTTCTGCCCTTTGCATAGCATATTTTTCGACAGCAACGCGAATCAATGCATTACTTTGAAAACCAGCTCCATTACTATTTGTTCTAAATTGCCCATTATAAGCATTCTGTTCTGCACGCTCTTGGTCAGACTTAATAAATGGACCAGTGTATGTATTCACATAATCTATCGCTTGACTAATCCATTTGTTTTTCACATCAAATAAATCTTTTAATTTTTTATTCTTATCATAAACATAGAAGCTATTTGATTGACCTGGATTACCTCCTTTTTTACCCATAATTCCATGACCAATTTTATATACACGCTTATCTACTGGTAAGAGATATGCATCTTCCGTATTCGCTTTAATAAAATATATATCCTGATCTACACCTTGAATTTGTCTATCAATTTTCTGATGCTCTCTGTACACCATAGCGTTCTTATACCACCCAACAATCACAGCAGAAGAATTAATTGCATCTTTTGTCGAGTTATGATGCGACAATATTTTCGGCAATGTTGAAAAGAAAATTACTAAAACATTGTCTAAATTTTCTAAATCTTTTTTACTTGGATCAATTCTTTCAAGGTTCACCTTTCCTGAATTCATCGATGGTTGATAATAGCCATATACTTTTCCATTAACATCTAGAAAATTGCAGGCTTCGTAACCTGTATTCTCATCATTAAAACTCCCACCTCCAATTGGTAAATCTCCATCAAATGCACCTTGGTAATACTCCATAAAACCAATACGAGCAAATAGTACTGACTGTTTAATTGGCTTTACTTCTAATACTTTTCTTGAATTTATAACTTGCAAAATGCTATCAGCTACATCATCTGGGATTTGATTACCACTACTACCAGGAGTCCAGGTTGAAACTTCACTTCCATACCTTATATCTAGCTCATCTTCTTCAATTAATGGCTGTGAACTAAGAAACTCAAAATTTAAATCAACATTAGGCAAGGTCTTTCCTTCTTTTGCCTTTTCAGGATCCCAATGTAGTTCTGGTCTTAAGTTATCAAATGTCCCATAACCTATGATTCCTTTAGGTTCTTCGCCTAATTTCATCATTAAAAATCGATCACCATCCTTGAGTCCATTTACCTTGCCTCCTGTAGACCAATTTCGCTTTACAATTTTTCCTTCTTTTAATTCTTGAATCTGATTTGCCAAATCTGGCCAATTCCATCTTTTAGGATTCCAAATAAATAAAAACGTAGACATACCAATCTCTTATAATCATAAAGTCGATTCATATTAATGGATTCATACGTTTAAACAACAGATAGGTATCTAAAATAAATCTTTTTTTACAATTAGTTAAAACCAACTTTCTAGCGAGCACCTTCAACTATACGCCGTGATCTGCACCGTCCGAGTCGATAAATTAAAATACTGTGCAATTTCATCTACTCTAAAGCCCTGCTCAAGCATGGATTTGATTCCTTCATTACGGCTTTTAATCAGAATGTGTTTGCATTGAGACAACACCAACAACTCACCGCCAAAGATCAGACACAATTTCTGAGCATCTTCATACCCTAGTATGGTCACAAGGTTATGATCCATCTTTAAACGTGTGGCTTGCGGTACATAGAGAAAGAGCTGCCCAACACCTGTTCTTTTTTCTGTTTTATATTTCGGACATTGGCTCACCAGATATAATGCCTTTTGGCGTCCAATGACTTCGGCAACTGATCGTAAATCCCCTTTTAAATCTAAAATATTATCCACGCTACCTCCTTAAAATCTCGCAAAACGGCGGTGGACTAACATCGCTGCATCCCGCGCATGCTCATTGGTACGACCAAGCCAACCCGTAATTCTTTTAAAGGCGTCCGCTTTATATTTGGTACTGTTGTTCTGTGGGTGAATCATCTTGTGAAGATAGCCCTGCTCTTTACACCAGTCTTCCCAAATCTGGGCATCACGTTTAACAGATCCAACGCCCTGTGCCTTTTCACGACCACCCGTAAACCATGTACGTTGCCGAGCATCTTCTATATACAAGCACACGTTTTGGATGCCCCATGTCTGAACTTGCTTTTGTACTTTCAGCATTGCCTGTGTAATGGATAAAGACTCTACCTGTTCTAGCTCACCGCCATTGCCTCGGTCTGCTGCGACGGCGAAACCTGTGTTTACGCCTGTATCAATTCCAATCATGATTCTAGTCATTTAATACAAACTCCCGATCACCTTTGCAGAAACACACATAGCCAACTTGTACTGTTAAATTGCGATAGCCAATGCCTTGATCAAAATCAAATAAGCGGTCGCCGTGCATGTATTTCAAATTATTGAAAAATGGTTGAGTTATAAAAAATGCTTCAAATTTTTCTCGTATGTCCATTGGGGAAATGTCTTCCAGTGTTCCACTGAGTTGGTTTTTCATGCGTACATGGTCCCCAATTCATTTTTGTTATTCAGAAACATCTGATTGACTGTCCCGATGTATCCGCACCATCCAAAGACTTCACTCCAGTAAGTCCAAACGCCGTTGGTGCAATTCCAAAAGGTTCCATCGTTTTCAATGTGTGTTGCGCCGTGTGGAATCATGCTGCCCCCTGCAAACTGCCAGTGAAGCCAACCTGTTTCAGGTACTGTTCCCATTTCTTCGCCTGTGCTGGGTTCATGAGTTTGATAGCAATTCGTGATGCCAGTTGTTCGTATGAGTCACCCGGTGCGCTGTGCTTGCTGGCGAACTCAGGATGATGGGCAAGTTTCTGTGCAAACGCTGAGATTTGTTTATCAGTGAGTTGCTTCGGTTCTGCCGATGGTTTTGCTGAACCAGTAGATTGGGATCTATCCACTGAAGTTTTGGCATGAACCTGTTTTTCATATTTGAAATATGCTCGTATCAACCAATCTGCAAACAGGTAGGTTAAAAACTCGTGATTGTGTTTTTTGCCAGCATTAAAATTTTCAAATGCTGCAAGCTCTCGACTGAACCAAGTCGCTTCTGTGATTTTCTCCACTGGTATCGAATCATTTGCCAGAACAATTTCGTCTTTCAAATTTTTCAAAACCAACCAGCTCTTTTTTTTATTTTGATAGTGTTTTTTGATAGTTGTTTTATGTGTGTTAAAAATTTTTACTAGTTGCGGTAAAGAATTTTTACTAGTCTGGTTAAAACTTTTAACTAGTAAAGAATCTTTACTAGGGAAATTTAGGCGGATCTCAGTGACTGTTTGAACAGGTTTTACGCCTGTTTTATACCCAAATGCTAGGTAGTTAAAATTTTTAACTAGGTCAATTTCAAATGGTGTGAAGGACTTTACTAGTAAAAATTTTTTACTAGGGAATTTATATAATTCACCGATGTTGTAGTTGTCGATCAATGAGTAAATATTGCCAAATTTTGATTGGTTATGTTTTTGCACCAGACCAACTTTTACTAATTCATTGAGGCATTTCACAACTGTTGGACGGCTTTTACGGGACAACTCCTCCAATTGTGTCAATGATAGTGAATCGCTCTCTTTCCCCCAGCCGCGGGTCTTACGTACGATCAGTAAGTAAATCTTGACTGAAGCATCACTAAGCTTATTCATCGCGTCATCGACAAAAGCATTTGTGATTTGAAATGAGTTTGGAACAAACCTGCTCATGGGGTTACCTCTATTTGTCGTCTACGCACTGGTGTATTTGTGCGTCCAGTTCGGCAAGTATTTCGTGTAGTCGGTGAATGACCTTAGACATGTCTATGGCTTCCCCGCGTGTGATGCGTCCGTCTGCCATCATTTCTTTAAATAGCGTGTAGACGTTTCCGCCTTTCATCCCAAAGCTCAGCACTAAGTCTGTGAGTGCTGTATCTCTGCATTCGGGTATGTCAGGCAGATTGATTGCGACTTTGCCGTGTTGGGCATTGAGGCTTTGCAGTATTCGGTAGTCGTTGGTCAGCGCCATCAGCTTGGATGCTTCTACTAGCGTCAAGTGATGGGTGTCTGTATTTGGATTGACTTTGCTATTGAGCACGGCGGGACTTTTGATGCCCATACGTGGTGCGAGTGCGTTTGCTCCACCTTTGTAGTCGTGCACGGTGTGATAAGCAGCATCTAATATGTTCATAACGGGTTCCTTTGAACGTGTTTATTAGATGACCGATTCATTACCATTTTGGTTGTTGTCAACTAATGCAGGATATAAACCAAAATGTTGATGTATTTCAGCTTCAGAAACTTTTCCTTTACTCGCTGTAGACAAGGCTTTGCGGAGATTTTTACGAGGCTCTTTATACCCATAAAATAAATGAGTTTTTATATAACCAACTGTTGTTCCTGCATCTTTTGCATATTGTTCTAATTCATTTGGGCTTTGCTGAAGTATGAAATCTCGGAAATTCATTGATTGATCCTCTCGTATCAATCGAAATATTACCTTTTAGGTAATGTAAATACAATCTTTTTTCTTGTTTACCTTTTTGGTGATGAAACTACAATTATCAAATGTGACTTGTCACAGAAAATTAAAGGAAATTTATGGACAGCAAATCAATCAGATACAGAAACACTCGCTTACTTGTTGATCAAGTTGGTGGCGTGTCTAGTTTTGCTGACAAAATTGGGAAAGGACAATCTCAAACTAGCCAATTTGCAGGTACAAATCCTATCAAGGGAATTGGCAATAAAGTTGCCCGCGAAATTGAATTAGCGTTCGATAAGCCACATGGTTGGTTAGACCTACCACATGATGATCAAAATAAAACTGATGGAAATGTCTCTGAAGCAATTCCAATGAAAGGTGAATTTGTTCCTGTCATTTCTTGGGTTCAAGCTGGTGCTTGGACTACTGTTGAAGCTGTGCCTGCAGGTACACAGTTTGAAGAATGGTTACCGCCAAACCCTAAATGTGGCAAACATGGTTATGGCTTAGTGGTTTCTGGTGAGTCCATGCTTCCAGACTTCCGCCCTGGCGATAAAATTTATGTGAATCCTGACTTTCAAGTAACCGACTTAAAAACTGGGGATTTAGTAATTGTTTCAAGTGAGTGTGGCAAAGCTGCCACTTTCAAAAAACTGATTGTTGAAACAGATAACATGTATTTGCAACCACTGAATCCTGAATGGTCTGAAAAAGCTATTGCTTTAGAAGATGGATGTAAATTGGTTGGCAAAGTGGTTGGGTTGTATAGGGACGTTTAATAAATAAGTCCTAATAAATTTATGATGATAAAACTGCGAATCCGACGCAATCCTTTAGAACAGATCGGGGGGAGAAAAAAATGAGTATTTACATGCCACAATCAAATGAAACTGAATTTTTTAATAATGGTAATACCGTTGTTACAAATGCCAGATTTATAGTAGATGGTCAAACTTATGCAATGAATGGGGTTACATCTGTAAAACAAGGGATCAAACCTGCGGATAAGAAAGCAGGTATTTGGTTAGTTATCATTGGTATTATTTTATTTTTAGCTACAAGTGGTAGTGCTAAATTTATTGGTTTAATAATGATTGGGGTTGGTGCTTGGCTAATTTATCAAGCAAAACCTATTGCATCTGTAATACTTCAATCGTCTTCAGGGGAAGTTCAAGCACTTTCTAGTGAGAATATTAGTTTTATTTCTAATGTTGTATCTGCTCTTAATCAAGCGATCATTCATCGTGGATAAAGTATTATCCAATTATTTTTTCATCATAAGATTTTTTGATCTTTAACTGCGCGCAGGATGCAGGACTTTAAAATAGAGCGGAATTTAAACTGAGGACATAATGAGCAATCAGATTACTCTCACGAATGAAGAAGAAGCCTTCGGTTTATTGGAGCAAATTGCTAACGGTAGTTTTAACGGTAACTTATCTGAAATTGATTTTGGAAATTGGTCAAAACTTACAATTCGCTTAACAGGTGAAAAATTCAATTCATCCATTACACCAACAGTAATGAAAGGCTTAATAGATGTTCAGAATGGCATTTATAAAAGCTATTGCATCATGCGCTACGGCACTGAAAGTACTCGCCAACTTACAGACGAAGAGAGGAAGAAATTAGAAATCTTGGTGATTGTTACCAAAGGAAGTGCTTTAATAGAAGCATTCTTAGGTCCTGTCGCTGAGGAGTTAGCTAAGGGAGTATTTGATAACATGCCTGTAGAAGCAAAAATCGCACTCATCTTACTGGTGTTATTTGGTTTTGGTACTTACAAAGCTATTTCCACCTATATGGCTAATAAAAAAGAAATTCGCTTAAAAGAAATTGAGGAATCTAACAAAACCGAAGTTGAGAAAGAACAACTTAAGGCTGAACTTGAAAGGCTTAAACTGGTCACTGACTCCCATGATAAAAATCTTGAGACATTAGCAAAACTTGCTCAAAAATATCCAGATGCTCATAAAGTTACGCAAACAATTCAAGACTCTCAAGAGTCTTTGATTCGTGCTGTAGTTGCTGCTGAGCCTGAGTCTATTGAGATTCAAGGTGTTGATATACCAGTTCAAGCAGCGGAAGTACTTGTTGCTACAACTCGTCACCAATGGTTAGAAACTCGTCTTGATGGGGATTTTAGAATCTTACAAATTGATTCTTCGAATGCTGCGAATTTAAAAATCAAAATTCTTGGTGTTAATGGTACTGAGCATACAGCTACCCTGCAGGATGAAACCATGGAAAGACGACATGTTGATTTAATTAGCAAAGCATTACTGGATCGAGCGAAGCTATTTTTATCAATTAATGCTAAAAAACTCGGTGAAAATATAAAAGATATTACGATTATTTCAGCTAAAACAATTGAATAAGAATAACTATCTTTATTGAAAACCCGCCAACTGGTGGGTTTTCAATAATTATTACTTTGTAAATCATTAAAACCTAATCCCCCCAATAATAATCAAGTGGAGAAAAATATGAGTTTTAGCTTCTTAGATTTGAACCAAACTACCAGAGATGAAATGATAGTAGAGATAACTAATGATATTACAAACAATCAATTATATTTATCAAAGCGGTTAAGTTCTAATGGTGTAGCTGGTTATCCAGAATTATTAAAAATGGCAGTGCAGCAGCATGATGAAGTTTGGTTAGCTGAACAGCTAATGCAGCAAAATAGGCTGAACCAAATAGAACAAACTTCAAGAGGTCAAAGAAAGGTTCCAATTAATGCAGCAATTACGCTTGCTGAAGGTGAGTTTAATCGATATTACATGCGGGCTTTATGTCGTATTGCTATTATCGATGGTCTTAAATTAGAAGTGTATAGAGCTAAAGCTGTTGATATTAATCGTACAGAATCTCAAAATAAAATTGGTCAAATTATAGACCCTAAAACACTACTCGATGATTTAAGAGATAGCATCGGTGTAGACAGTGCTTTGGGATTACCTGCAGGACCAAACTCTGGATTGAGTATTAAATTAGTGAATTAACACTGTACAAAGACAATCTCACCACTTTCAGTATCTAACTGGTAACCAGAGTAACGAGTTTTTTCTTCAATATGAATCAAATATGGGGAGTCCTTAGTCAATCCATTTTCATCTAGTAGTGTTGATATATAAATACCATACTTAAATGTTAAATTATTCAATTCTAAAAGAAATTTACTCATTTGATCTTTGTCAGCAATAGTCACAACTACCTCCCAATCACCCACTCCCGTAGTGGGTTTTCTTTTATCTATTAAAACACAATAAAACATTAAAGATAAATAAAAGGTAATTTTAACTTGAAATAAATTACCTTTTAGGTAATATTCATCTCATAAACAACAAAAAGCCCCGAAACTTTGGACGGCGACGGGGCTTTGCACTTAAGCGAGATAAGTATGAAACATAAGCCTATATCTAGTCAAACAACGCCTATCCTTTTCCAACATCCTACTACCGCCGATCTGCGTCCGTCACGTTGGCAAATCATTTACACCAACGCCAAAGAATTTAGCCTGTTTGCCCTACTTGCATTCGTTCTGTGGGTAGTCGTCCAATTCTTCTATGTTGTAATTGGAGGCTAAGGTTATGGAAGTTAAAGAAGTTCGCATTCATCATGTCCCTGCACAAGATAGAGTTGATCCTATTGATATTTTCATAGTCTGGTATGGTGAACATAAATCTCAAGTTACTATCCGCTGTTGGGACCATGCTTGGACTGCTTATTGGGGTGGTCATTGGGAAGAACGTGCTGAAAGATTTCTTTCAAAGCATGCCACCATTGATTATCTAGTTAATAGCTTCTCAAGAACTCAAAGCCCACGTGAAAAAAAGTGGTTAAGACATATTCTAGAATCTATTCGTAAATATCTTATTAATGTAGAAACGGAGGAAACTCCAAATGACATCTAATATCCTACGCCTCAAGCTCAGTGTATTTGCTGAACGCTATTGGCAAGACGAAGAATCCCGCCCAAAACGCGACACACTGGTCAGCCATATCAAACGTGGTTGGCTCAGTGGTAAAAAAATTGGTAAACAATGGTATGTCGAATGTACCAGTTGGGGTGCGCCTTTGTACTATTCAGATGATGTGCCTAAGGTGGAACTAGAGTCTCCACCTAAAACGGGTAACTCCATTGCAGACCGAATATTAGCGGAGATTTAATATGGCTCCTAGAGGTCGCAAGTCGGGGAACTTGGACTTACCTCCCCATGTCGAAGTAGACAAAAAGCCCAATGGCACCATGTACTTTCGCTACCTACTACCAAACGGACAGCGCAAGTCATTAGGTAAAGACCGAAACGAAGCTATTAAGGCAGCTCAAGCACTCAATACTGTGCTTGAGCGTAACCCAGACATTGTGTCTAAAATTCTATCTTCAGTAGAAAAAGCACATAAACAAAGTAGTGTTCCCAACTTTGGCCAAGCCTTGGGTGAATATGAAAAGCTGCATTTACCCAAGAAGAAACTTGCCAAGAATACCTTGGTCAATGTCACGGCGAATATTGGGAAATATCAGGACATGTGGGGGCATCTATACTGTACCGATATTACCCTGCTCATGATTTCAGAATACCTGAAAAAGCAAACAGACTTTCAGGCAGAAAAGCACCGCTCACAGCTTATCGACATCTGGAAATACTTAGTGGCCAACGGCTGGGCACCAGACAATATTGCCGAGAAAACCTTAAAACCAATACGACCTGAAAAGCTTCGTACTCGACACTCCAACGAGTCGATTGAATTAGTGAAGTCTGTTTGTCCGCCGTGGCTTAAACTGGCAATAGATCTTGCACTACATTCTATTCAACGGCGTGCCGATCTGGTGGTAATGGAACGTTCAAGCATTAATATTAAAGACAACACCATGACCGTACTTCAGCATAAATCGCTGAATTACGACAAGCCTGTGTTTATTGAAGTGGACATGCATCCAGAGTTAAGAGAAGTTGTGCTGCAGTGTGTAGAGCATTCTATGAAGCTGCGCTGCCCTTACCTCATTGCGACTCGACCAGAACGCATTAATGAACAAATCCGTAATGCGAAACTGCATCCATTTGCAGTAACGGAAGATCACATTACCAAGCAGTTTAAGAAATATCGGGACTTATCTGGTGCGTATGATCATTTGGAACCAAACCAACGACCATCGCTGCATGACTTACGTGCCTTGGGTATTTATAACATCACACAAAAGTATGGAAAGAAATACGCACAGGCACTAGCAGGACATGCAAATGTGAAGATGACCGACCACTATTTAGAAGGACATGAAGCGCCAAAACCAGAGCGGATTAGCTATCGTTAG